TTCTTCAACTGCATACATATATGGGTCCATTTGATCACCAAAATCAACATTCTGATGACCAGTATCATTAGCAAGTTTCATAATACTCACATCAGCTGTAGTACCTGACTGTGGTTTAAAATCCGTCTCATTTGCTAATTCCCTCGCTATATCATTATACCGTAATAATGATATATCCCTATATAACTTTCTCATGTCAGCAGAGTTTATCACTCTGTCTCCGTGATATGACCTGTTAAGATCACACTGACTTTCCCGGTCGTCGTTTTTGCCCTCTATTTCTAAAGCACGAAAAACGCCGTCGCTGTTTTGTTTGTTTCTAATATATTTACTAGTGGATAAATATTTATTTACTCATCACCATTCCTATCCAATATGGGTGAGCTGTATATTTCCGCAAAGTCCTCTCCACGTAAATAATTGTACAAAGCCTCCAACTGTGTCTAAACATACAAATACACAAATTGTGGTAATCCAATTGTACAAATCAATTTTGCTTGCCTCAGATTTGAAACTGGCACTCGTTTAAAGTCGGAGTTAGACTTGTTCAAGATATGTTTCTTGCCAATTCAATATACGGTCATCATATGTTTCGTCCAACATAGTGCACATATGAGTTATGCCAGCCTTAGCGGCGACTTCTCTCATTTGTGTTCTACGTGTTTCGTAAACCTTCTGACCATGATTGAACCACTCCCTCAGAGCACCATCTATGTTGACGGCACATGCTTCTTTAGGAGTTAAAGGCGCATTCTTGGGTCGTAAATAACAATGCAGGGACTTCATTATACTTGAATCTAATAAAGCTCCTACATGTAAACCCAATTGCGGATGATAAACACTAAATCTTTTCAAAAACTCAAAATTCTCAGGTTCCAAATATGCGCTTAATTCACTATCCTTGTCCGGCATAGTGTAATGCTGACCATACTTTCCTAAAAATTCTGAACATCCTTTAATATTAAACTTAGGATATTTTTCTGAAACAGATCCAATGTTATCGTCGCCATACGTCATCATCTTAGCAGCATCACGAAATGCT